AACCAAAAGGAGGCATATATAAATCTTATACAGAATGTGATACAACCTGAGGTTAACGATTTATGTAACTCTTACAAGTCTTATTTCGGCATTACAGAAGATTTAAAAGGAACGTTTGACCATTTGGCTGTTATGCAACATATAGAAGATAAGAAAGCAGACAAGGCGCTTAAATTAAGTCAGGTGTTTAGGAACGTACAAGACGAGCAAGTGTATAACGATATAATGGAAATATCAGGAATTAACACAGATGGAGAAGATAAATAAAGAGAAGATAGACAAGCTAAAGGAATTAAAAGACAGCACATCTAATGAGAGGCTAAAAGAAAGCCTTAAACAAAAGATAGAGGTCATTAAACAAGGTGGTATATGTACAAAATAAAGCAATTTCCAGATAAGAAGTTTACTGATAAGATGGATCAGACAAGGTTTATTAAGCAGAACCTTGACAAGCTTATTGATATTAAGAAAGCTGAGTACAAAACTAATAGCACACCGATATTGAAAAGTGAGTTATTCGTAAAAGAATACACGCCTATCATTGAAGATATTACAAGTGACTTCATTAAGGTAAAGTCTGTTATAAACACCACGAATATAATTGACTCGCATATGGATTTACATATGCCATCTACTTGGAATAAGACTGTAAGCGATAACCCTTACTCATATCACCTTAAACAACACGAGAATAGGTTTGAGAGTGTTATATCCAACAGAGCAAAGAGTTACAATGAAAACCTAAACTTTAAAGACTTAGGGTTAGGGATAGACTTCAATACAGTAGCCAATATAAATGAATTCATATTAGGCAAAGATAAGATGCCTTTTATGTTTGATGCTTATAAGAATGGAGATGTAAGAGAGCATTCAGTAGGGATGTTATACGTCAATATTGAAGTAGCATATTACGATGAAGAGAGTCAGAAACAAATGGACTTCTTTAACGAGGCAAAGAAAAACGCAGTAAACCCTGAGGTAGCAGATGAGTATGGCTATTGCTTTGTGGTTTATGAAGCTAAAAAAAGAGAGGGTAGTGCAGTTGTTTTCGGTAGCAATAGCATAACACCTACTCTATATGTAAAGAATTATGAGCCGTCCAAAAGCACTCATAAAATTGAGCCGTCTACCGACACTCAAGCAAACGTATCAAAGATGATACAAACATTAAACATTAATCTATAATACCACAACAATGGAACAGAAAGAGTTTGATGCGTTGGTAGCAAAATTTGAAGAGGCTACTGGTGCTAAAATTAAAGAGCAAACACAAGAGGCTCTAAAAGGTTTAGATGTAGAAGCATTGAAAGCCTTAACAGAAAACGAATTAGTAACGTCAAAAGATATTGAGACGCTTGCTAAGTCAGAAGAGTTAACAGAACTAAGAGACGCTTTAAAGGCTCAAGGGTTAACATTACAGAAACTTAAAACAGACGGTAAGTTGGAGGAGAAAAACCAAACTTTAGGGGTTGCAATTAAGACGGCAATCGACAAGAACAAAGAGTCATTCGAGTCTTTATCTAAAAGCCCAAGTGCTTCATTCAATGTAACCACTAAGGCTGCTGCGACAATGTTAACAAGCACTAACTTAACTGGACGTGTAGTAAGACACGAAAGAGATGAAGAGCGCACAAAGCCACAGAGACGCCAGCCGTTTGTATTAGACTTTGTAAGTGTAAGACCAACAAACGCAAGAGTAATCACTTATGTAGAGCGTGAAGCTCCTGATGGTGCTCCGGGAATGACTGCGGAGGGTGCAGCAAAACCATTGATTGACTTTGATTACGTAGAGCGTACAGCAGAGGTTAAGAAAATGGCTGCCTTTACTAAGATGTCAAAAGAGATGATTGAGGACGTTGACGGCTTTGTAGCAGATACAGAGGATGAGTTAACAGAGCGTCTTATGTTATTATTTGATGAGCAGTTATTAACTGGTGATGGTACTGGTCAGAACTTAATCGGTATTGAGGCTAATGCTACTCCATTTGCAGCAGGAAACTTGGCAACATCTATTGATGAGGCTAACAACTTTGATGTACTAAGAGCAGCTATCAAGCAAGTAGTACTGAACAACTTCTATCCTACTGTAATCTTTATGAACCCTGAGGACGTTGCAGAGATGGAACTTACAAAGGCTACTGATGGTCATTACATTATGCCTCCATTTAGCGCTGCTGATGGTAGTCAGATTAAAGGCTTACGTATCGTAGAGAACAACGGAGTAACTGCTGGTGATTTCATCGTAGGTGATTTATCTAAGTTCAAGGTAAAACTAAGAGAGACGTTAAACATCGATTACGGTTACGAAAACGATGATTTCCGTAAGAACTTGATTAGTGCAGTATGTGAGGGTAGAGCGGTTGCTTACATTCCTAACAACTACTTCGGTGCAATTGTAAAAGGAACTTTTGATGCTGCTAAGACGGCTTTAGAAACAGTTTAATAATATAAATAGTTAACAGATATGGCAACTAAGCAAGAAACAAAGAAAGAAGATAAGAAAGTAGCAGATGGCTTTTTCAAAGACAACACAGTAGAGATTGATATAAACGGTCGTAAGGTGAGAGTTTTTGAGGGTGAGGCTGAGCTAATCAAATCTAAACTTTCAAAGAAAACTAAGAAGTAAGATGATAATAGACGTTTCATATTTCTATAACGGAGAGTTAGCGATACCTAACATCAAGACATTGGCGTCCATTTCGGATAACCTACCAAAGTCTAATGATGATGTTACGGCTATCATTAACAGATATGAGCGTGAATTATTAGTCAATGCTTTAGGGTTTGAGAACTATACAGAGTTAAGTACACAATTCGAGGGCGTCGAGCTTAAAACCGACGCCCTTGAAAAGTGGAAAGACTTAGTAAATGGTAAGACATACATTAATAACGGTGTCACGTATCGTTGGGATGGGTTAAGGCAACACGATGTTAAAGAGAGCCTTGTGGCTTATTACGTCTATTACCACTACCTATACAAAGACGCTGCGAGATATACGGGTACTGGGATGCAAAGGGAGCAAGGAAAAGGCTCTAATGAAGTTGACCCTATGCCTAAGTTAGTAGATGTATGGAGACAGTTCATAGATAAGTATCAAGGTGTAAACAATACACATCCAACGTTGATAACAACGAATTACGGCTTTGGTGTGGATTGGTTAGGAAGTAATAGAGGCTCATTTGTTTCATTGTATCAATATTTAGTTGATAACGATGAGTACGGTGATTATGAGTTCAAGGCTTACGGAAACCTTAATAAGTTCGGCATATAATGAAAGGTATCGAGTTAGTTCTTACGGATTTGTTTAAGACTATGCCTGAGGTGCAAGGTAAAAAGCCTTGTTTCTCTTTCGGCTTGGAACAATTGAACAGATACATACAAGAACAGAAAGAGCCATATCCTTTAATTTACCTTACAAGTAATAGAGAAGATGGTGAAAAACAAGATACAGAACGTAATGTGCCAATTGTCTTAATTCTTGCTGTGAATACGGATAAAAAGATGTGGAATGAGGAACGCTATCTACTTACATTCAAAGTATTGGATGAGCTTGTAGAACGGATAATAGAGGGATTTAGTAAGACTGCCAATATTAACTGGGATGGCAAATTCAAAAAGTATCGTTATCCTGAATACACAGAAAGCAATGAGAACATTACCATAGACTTAATCGACGCTTATAGATTTGAGTGTCAATTAACGATTACCAATAAATGTCAAAATACAATACAATGGCAAGAGAAGAAATAAAAACTAAAAAGGCAGCACCTAAAAAGGCTACTAAGTCCTTTACTCTAAAATACGACTATAAAGGTCTTAAAAAGGGTAATAAGGTGGAATTAGGAGCAAAGGGCGAGGCGTTTTATAAATCATTAAACCTAATTTAAAATGAACATTCAGACAATTTCAAATACAAGAGACTGCTCAGGAAAGGGGGTTATCGGAACTGGATTAAATTACTGTCCGTTTGACCTTAGCGATATGAGCGGTTCAGGACAAATACACCTTTATAAGCGTGGATTTAAACATACTGAGACGGACTTTACAAAAGACTACTTACAAGGGTTACAGCAAGCTGGTAATCTTATTGTCTTAAAAGGTGTATTCTCAGTAGAGAGCAACTCATCGGAAAACCAAGTAGAGACATCAAGCGGTGGTATTGAGCGTTTAGCAACAGAGGGTAAGTATAAGTGGACGTTTACATTCACTAACGGTATGGAGTTCAATAGAGCTTTATCTTACTTACAATCTTACGGACGTTATGACCTTGCTTTAAGTGATGGATATAACGAGGTTCACCACGCTTCAAAGAGTGGTAATCACGGAGGCTTCACAATCGGACAAATCCAAGTTAACAGATATACGGGTGCAAGCGGTGGAACATCTGCAAAGTCATCTATTTCTATTCAGTTAACTGATACGAGACAATATGACCAAGAGTTTGCATATATCTCAGGAGACCAATTAGAGGACTTTAGCTTTGCTGAGTTGGATGGTATCAACCAAATCAACACAACTATCACAAACGCACCATCATCTACCGGTACATCAGTACAGTTTAACGCAGTTAGTTCTGCGGATAAGACTACTGCATTATCAGGTTTAGAGGTTGCGGATGTAGTTGTAAAGGTTAACGGTACTGCGGTGACTGTATCATCTTTAACTGAGGGTACGGATGGATCTTATGATGCAACTGTACCAGCTTTAGCAACGGATGACGTTGTAGAGGTTAGCCTTGACGGTGTTATCATTAAAGACGGGTTCTTATACCAATCTTACACAGATAAGGTAGTAGTAACTGCATAATTTAATAATTAGCCTAAATATTAAACCCTACTTACGTGATGTAGGTAGGGTTTTTTTAAAGTTATGAGTACGATACGTGGAATGCTTAGAAAGGTATTAGAGGCAAAGCAAGGCATAGAGCCTACTATGTTACGTATAGTCAATGACAATAAGGAGATTATTATAGACCTGAATAGGGAAAAGCAGTTAGCATTAGGTTTAAATCCTGATGGTGAGCTTATCGGAGTCTATTCAAAGGCAACAGAGACAATGTATGGAGGTGCAGAGAATGGAAAGTTTGCAGGAGAGCCATACAACTTTGAAGATACTGGG